TGCCGTACTACGTCCATTAAATGTACTGTAATTGTCACCACCGCCAGCTACACTAGCTTTATTTATTTGTAACCAACTTTCTCCATCTAAACTAAAATAAATATTAGTTCCTGAACAAGCAATTAGGCCATCCGCATACACAAAAAGCCCTAATATACCATTAGAGCCATTGGGATTTACAGCGTCACTACCCCCAAATTGCGTATAGCCATTTATTCTTCTATACCCACCATCAGGATCAACTTCAAAGTTTTCTAGTTCGGTAGCAAAACCGGGCTGCTCTAACATTTGAAACTGATTTAGATTAGTATTTAAGCCACCTTGACAGGATAAACCAAATGCTTGCATAATTAAATAAACCTAATTCTATCATCAGACATAACTGTGGGCGTTGGATGCAGTAGATTTTCTCTCATGCTTTTTAATCCTTTCTTATAATCATCTAAAGCAAAGACTGCCATTTGAGGATTATCTTTAAATTGATGTGTGTAATATCTAGCCTTAGATAATACAACAGTTTTATACACATCAGGGAAAACAATTGCGTCACCATGAGCATCTAACTGTGTAGGTAAGTCATAAGCAAAGAACCAAACTTTATATACTTTATCTGGTATTGGGCTTAATCCAAATTTTCTAGAATCAGGACTTCTAATAACAAATTGAGGTGTCCCACCTACTGCTTGATCAGCATCATCAGCATTTTCTTGTGTACGTCTAAAGTCTTTCCACTTTTCTGTGCTTATAAAATTTAAATTTCTAGACACATAAGGTGCTGTTTCGCCACTAACACCTACAGTTGTAATATAAAAATTATTCCAATCTATAGCACCATAATCATTTACTATACTGGAACTTGCTGCTTTTAATTCATACCACCTAGTTGCTGCTGTAGTTTGAACAACAACATTTCCAAACATTGGATCAGTAGCCCCACTTTCTCCTGTAGATAAGAAGGGCCATTTTGGTTCTTCATTTACTATATCTAAGTATGCTCTATTTATACAATCTTTAGCGTGTGCTTGTATTCCTACAGCACTAGAGAAATTTGAAGCCGTAACAACAATTTCATTCAGCTCACGCAACAGTTCATTTGTTAACTCTAAGAAGGTAGTAGCCATAATTATTTATCTTTCTTTTTAAAAATTCTGTCGTAGTTTTCATCATACTTTTTCTTTCGTTCACGCTCAAAGAAAGAACCTGCAAGACCTAAAGTTTTGCCTCTCTTTTTACTATTAAGCATTACTGGCTGGGCATCTGTTCCGATTTGAGGCATTCTTTGCTCCTTTAAAACAAAAAAAGTAAGGAGGCTTTTTACAGCCCCCAAACTTAAACTAACTAGTCAACGCCATAGAAGGCAGAAACTAACGCATCAGGACGTAGTACTTTGGAACCATATACATGGAGTCCTCGTACAATGTCACCGAAGCTATCAGGATCACGCAACACTTCAGTACTAGTAATAGTCTGAGCTGTCGCTGTAGCAGACATGTGACCAGCAAGAACACGACCAGCAGCGTTTGATGCTGCAGCAATGTTGTTAGTCTTATACATGTCAAAGCCACGCAACTTACCAGATGAAACTAGTCCGTTACGAATTGACCCTTGACCTGCATTGTAATCCACTGAAAGAAGTTTAGAAGAACTTTGAACAAGTATCTCATAAAATTCAGGATTAGCTAGGAACCAACGGCCCTCTTCTGGAACATTAGATTCATCCAGTAGGCGAGACATATGGGATAGTACATCAATAGGATCATGCTCTGAGCTGCCAAAGCCAATATCCAAATTACCTGTACCGTCAAAAGTTCCTGCTGCAAGGTCAGTTGCACTATCAGAACCAAGAATATGATTGGGGCTAGATGCTGATACACCCGCAAGCATAGTCGCAATAACACCTTCATCAAAAGCATCTTTCAGTGCATAAGCAGCGGCAGATGTTGCAGCTTCTCTGAAATTAACATGAGACATGTTAGATTCAATATCGTCTACAATGAATTTGAAAGCATTAGCTGTGTCAACGACAAGATTTACTTCTTGGTCAGTCAACTTAGTTTGCGTAATGTCTGCACCCCTTTCGTAAGTGTAGACAGTAATTTCTGGTTCTTTGATGATCCTTACAGAATCACCGTATGCTGCAATTTCACCAGCATAGTCAGTATTCGTAATTGCTTCCGCAACTGAAGACTTCCTAAAAAAGTTTAGAACTTGTTTAGAATAGACTGCTGGTAAAAAGTATGAGTTAGTTTGTCCAGCTACTGAGTTACCAAAGTTACCATTGGTGTCAGTACTCTGTTCAAAAAACTGGTCTGATGCATTATAAGCCATGATTATATCTCCAAATAAAAAACAATTTTACCGGATTCTGCCCTCTTCTAATGCTTGATTAATCTCGTCTGAGTATTTATCAAAATCATTGAGAGACATCCTCTGGATTTCCCGTTGTGTCCAGATTTTAGGAGCTTTAGCATCTACAGCCGTTGTTTTGGTTGACACCATATCAGCGGCGTTGCCAGCTTCTTTCTGTCTAGACTTTTGTTGTTTCGGCTGATTAGCACCCTTTTCCATTTTATAAAGATCAATAGCACGACTAGCTAAACTAGCATCATTATTATTAGCATAAACCCACTGTTGTATTGCTTCTGGTTGTTCTTTCGCCCAGTTGTGAAAATCATCATCACCCCTTATATCTTCAAAATCAGGATGCTTTCTCTTGAGTTCGGACTCCGCTTCTCGTTTTAAGAGATCAGTTTCACGCTGTTGGATAACCGATAGTTGTTCGCGTAACTCTTGAGTTTGACTTTCACTTTGCATATGAGCGACAGATTCTACAGTTTCATACAAATCTGGATTTGATGCCTTGAACTTCTCTAATTCTTCTAAAGACTTTGGAGCTTTATATGCAGGAGCTTTAGAGGCTGCGTCTGCTAAAAGTTCTTGTTCCTTTTGTTTGAATTGAGAAACTCTTTGGTCATAATGCTTTTTTAAATCGTCATATCTTTTTTTATAATTTGCACCTTTAGGCTTAGTGTCAGGGGTTCCATCTGATTCTTCATCAGTAGAAGTGGCCTGCACTGATTGTTGGGTTTCATAAAACAAACCATCTGCGTCACCTTTTGATGGTTTATCTGGTGTGTGCCAACTTTTCTTTGCGTTATAAAGGTTAGGTACTTGTTCTTCCATTTGTTGATCAGCCATACTTTTCTCCACGGGGCTTGTTGTTTAAAAGGTAGCCATAACAATAAATTACTTGCAAATAATTCAGTACGGGGCTTTTACGTCAAGGTCGCCGTTATCGTTTACTTATATTTAAACTCGGCATTTGATTAGAAGATAACATTGATTCTTTTATATTATCTTCTTCATCTGCTTTGTTTTTCTTCATTAAACCACCATCATAGGCACGTTCAGCTTCGTCCATCATACTTTGAAGCGACCCCGCACCTATTTGATCAGTGGCTTTTTTAGTGACTACAAATTCACCTGCAGATAATCTAGCAGGTATTGAATCTGAAGTACCATCTCCGGGGCCGTCAACTGGCCCGTCTCCCGAAAATTCTGCTGCTGTATCAACAACCTTATCAAATATCATACTAAGTTGTGGATCAGACTCTAAAGCATTCATTAAATAAGATTGCTCTTCTTGTTCTAAAGCTTCAGTCATTACAAAATCTATATAATTATCTTCCACTTCTGCATCTGGAAGTTGTGAAGCTTCTACTGCTGCCATTTCTTCTGGCGGTATATTTGGGTATGTATCTACTGGCATATCTGTCATTTCAGGAGGCACTAACATAGAGCCACCTTCAGCTTTTTTAACTGGTGCTTTTTTTTCTTTTGCCATCTCAGCGTCAACTTCTTGCATCATCTGAGCATATGTATTAACGTCTACAGTGCCACCTTTTTCTTCAGACTTTAAACTATCCAGTGTTAGTTGCGCTTGAACTTTTCTATCTGGAGGAGTATCTGAAGATGCAAGAGCTTTTTTAGCTGCTATGTAAGCATTTGTCTCAAGTAAAAGCTCGTCTACTTCACCACCTTCTTGAAATACACCACGACCTTTAAGTACATCAGCTTGTGTTATTTTACCATCACCTGTTAAGTCTGGTAACTTTCCACCTTCTGCATACATTTCTCTTTCAGGAGTAGATAGCATAGAACCACCCATCATTTTTGCCTTGCGATTTGGTCTAGCCATTACTTACTACCTCTTATTTAGCTTTCTTTTTTGCCGTAGCAGACAAGTCTTTTAAATGAAATAACTTTACACTAGTTTTAGTATGACTTTTTCCAGTGTG